CTGAAACCTTCTCTCCCTAAGACCACCAGCACAGTGCCAGATTCACCTTTTAATAAACCAGATACATTGGACTTTGATGCAAACTAATACTGAATCAAGCCAGATCAAACGAGGGGTCGGGCTAATTGGTAGCACCGAGCCTAGAATCCACACGCCATTACTTAAAGGCAATACCAAACTGCAAGAAGTATCTGATCTAGCTGACAAAATAGGTTTACCTTTGATTCCTTGGCAACGCTGGGTACTAGAAGATTTATTAACTATTGATGATGACAATAATTGGCGTAAGAAAACAGCTCTATTGCTAGTAGCACGTCAAAACGGCAAAACACACTTAGCACGTATGTTGATATTAAGCCATCTATTCTTATGGGGTTCTAAGAATGTACTAGGCATGTCATCTAATCGAAATATGGCATTAGATACATTTAGGCAGGTTACATACACAATAGAAGACAATCAATTTCTAAAAGACCAGGTAAGGCAGATACGCCTGGCTAATGGTCAAGAATCTATTAGCTTGCTTAATGGTGCTAGATATGAAATAGCCGCAGCTACAAGAGATGCACCCCGTGGTAAAACCGCAGATTTCTTATACTTGGACGAATTACGTGAATGGTCAGAAGAAGCCTTCACAGCTGCATTGCCAGTAACACGTGCAAGGCCTAATTCAATGACATTAATGACAAGTAACGCAGGTGATGGATTTAGTACAGTGCTTAATGATCTAAAAGAACGTTGTTTATCATATCCACCCGACAATTTAGGGTATTACGAATACAGCGCACCTCAACATTGCAAAATAAATGATCGTAAAGCTTGGGCTATGGCAAACCCAGCATTAGGACATTTAATAACTGAGCAAACATTAGAAGAATCTGTAAGTACCAATAGCATAGAAGCTACACGTACTGAAATGTTATGCCAGTGGGTAGATTCAGCCGTTAGCCCATGGGCTTATGGATCAATAGAAGCATGCAGTGACAGCACATTAGAAATCCCTGTTGGGCCACAAACTATAATGGCTTTTGATATTGCACCTACTAGACGTTCTGGCGCTTTGGTTATGGGTCAATTAAAAGATGGAAAGATAGCTGTAGGTTTAGCTCAACTATGGTATAGCGATATAGCCATAGATGAAATGAAGATGGCAAGTGACATAAATGAATGGGCTAGAAAATATCATCCACATTTAATACTTTTTGACAAGTACGCCACGCAAACTGTTGCAACCAAATTGGAACAAAGTGGCTGGAAATTAGAGGATTGCAGCGGGCAAAGATTTTATCAGGCATGCTCAGACCTTGCTAACGCTCTAGCACAAGGCACAATGGTGCATAGCGGACAACCAGACCTAGTACAGCATCTAAATAACTGTGCAGCTAAAACCTCAGATTTTGGTTTCCGTATAATTAGGCGCAAATCCAGTGGTGAAGTAACCGCTGCCATATCATTAGCCATGATTGTAAGTCAATTAACAAAACCTCAACAAACCGCACAAATCTATGTCTAACTTGCACTAAAAGTCCGTTTTATGGTATAAAGTATATCTATGGGTCTATTGTCTGCTTTGGGTATAACCAAAAAAACTGAAACTGTCCAAGCGCAATACGCCCCTGCCATTATGGACACAGCTTATGGCTATGGTTCATTTACAACAGGTGTTGGTAATTTCCCTGGTGGATTAGATCGTAATTTAGCAATGCAAGTACCTGCGGTTTCACGTTGCAGAAATCTTATAGCTGGTGTAGTTTCCTACTTGCCGTTAGGTCTTTACAAAAAATCTAATGGTGAGGAGTTGGGGAACCCTCTATGGCTCGAACAACCAGACTATCGGCAACCAAGATCCGTCACCATATCATGGACTGTCGATAGTCTTTTATTTTATGGTGTTGCATATTGGCGTGTAACAGAATTATATGCAGATGATTTAAGACCATCACGTTTTGAATGGGTTGCCAATAACAGAGTTACATTTACAACAAATAAGTTTGGCACAGAAGTAGAAGAATATTTTGTTGATGGAGTTAGAGCGCCAATGTCAGGTATTGGCTCACTTATCACATTTCAAGGATTAACACAAGGTGTATTAACTACAGCTGCACGTACAATACAAAGTGCTTTAGATATTGAAAAAGCCGCAGCCGTATCCGCACAGACACCAATGCCAAGTGGTTACATTAAAAACACTGGCGCAGATTTACCAGAGCAGCAAGTATCTGGATTATTAGCACAATGGAAACAAAGTCGCCTAAATAGATCGACAGCATATTTAACATCTACATTGTCTTATGAAACTACAGGATTTAGTCCTAAAGATATGATGTATAACGAAGCACAACAATATCTAGCCACACAGATTGCACGTGCCATGAACGTACCTGCATATTACATAAGCGCAGATATGAACAACTCAATGACATATCAAAATATTATTGATGGTCGCAAAGAGTTTGTAGCCTACTCATTACAGCCGTTTATTTGTGCGATTGAGGATAGACTATCTTTAGATGACGTCACACCACGAGGACATTCCGTAAAATTCAAAATTGAGGAATCGTTTTTAAGAGCTGACACAATGAAGCGCCTAGAAGCAATAGAGAAAATGTTGGCTTTAGGTTTAATCGATGTGGAAGATGCTAAAGAAATGGAACAAATGACACCTAACGGGAGAGAAACAGAAGATGAAACTTACATTCAGTAGCCACATAGAAGCTGCCGATACAGAGCGCAGAGTTATTGCTGGCAAGATAGTGCCATTTGAAGAAGTAGGTAATACTTCTGTTGGTAAAGTTGTTTTTGCTAAAGGATCAATAGATATTGGAGATCCAGGCAAAGTTAAGATGCTTATGCAACACAGACCAGAAAAACCAATAGGTCGTATGCAAAAGTTTAACCAAGCAGAAGATGGCATCTACGCTAGCTTTAAGATTAGCTCTAGCATGCAAGGTCAAGACGCTTTAATTCTTGCACAAGAGCAATTAGTGGACGGCCTATCTGTTGGAGTAGATGTAAACAAGTCCATACAGAAAAAAGATTATTTATATGTAACCAGTGCAACACTAAGAGAGGTTAGCCTGGTAGAAAGCCCAGCGTTTAGCGCTGCACAAGTAACTAAAGTTGCTGCTAGTGAAAACGAAGCAGAGGACACAAACCAATCAACAGAAAGCGAGGCTCCTGTGGAAGATTTATCAACAGCGCCACAAGAAGCAAAGGCAGAGGCTGATACTCCTACAGTAGAAGCTGCTCGCCCAGTAATTACAGCACCATTAATTCAAACAACTGTACGTACGCCAATTACTTCTATGGCTGCATACACAGAACACAAGATTCAAGCTGCTTTAGGTAACGAAGATTCTAAGTTGTACATTGCTGCAGCTGACGATTCATTCTCAACCAACCCAGCATTTAACCCAACACAATACCTAACAGAGTTTGTAACAAACACACGTTTTGGTACTCCTACAATCGATGCCTGTTCTCAAGGTGTCTTGCCTGACACTGGTATGACAATAAGTGTCCCTTCACTCGTGACCAGCGCAGCTGGTGGTACAGGTGTTGCACCAGTAGTAACTGTTGAAGCAGAAGCTGGCGCAGTACAAAATACTGGAATGGAAACCGCCTATCTTACAGGCACAGTTCAAAAATACAGTGGCATGAATACGCTGTCCGTTGAGCTCCTTTCCAGAGCAGGCTACCCTGGCTTTTATCAGGAACTCACACAGCAGTTGCAAAATGCTTATTTAACAGCTATTGATACAGCTGCATTAACAGCATTGTTAGCAGCAGGCACAAACGGATCAGCTACAACAGCTGACAGTGATGGAATTATTGCTTACTCATCTGAGGCAGCATCATTAATTTACAAGAACACTGGTTACTTTGCACAGAATTACATTGGTAACCCAGCACAGTATCAAGCGCTACTAGGTGCTACTGATACAACTGGTCGCCCAATTTACAACGCAATTCAACCAATGAACGCAGCTGGACAAGTTGCACCTTCTTCAATCCGTGGAAATGTATTAGGACTTGATCTATATGTAGACAAGAACTTCTCAGCGACCACATTTGATGATGGATCAGCTGTAATCCTTGCACCAGAAGCATTTACTGTATATCGCTCACCACAGGCATTTATGTCTGTTAACGTAGTATCAAACCTACAAGTACAGGTAGCAATTTACGGATTCATGGCAACAATCGCCAAGATGCCTTACGGAATCATTAAGTACGCAAAGGCCTAATTAAGTAAATCAGTAATCTCTGGGGTTTAGTAGCCCTAGC